CAAAAATCGGTCTTGCAAAAGCGTTAGGGAAAGCGCCCAACGCCGTTACGGGTATTTTACAAGGATGGCGTCAATTAAAAGCAAAAGAAATAGACATAATTGCCAAATATTTAGAAGTTGACTCGCCTTTTATAGAAAATGTAACTTCTACACCAATTATAAAAACTGCATATATTACTGGCGAGGTAGCTGCTGGAGTGTGGTCTGAGCCGGATATATTATTTGAGCCTATCCCAACGACCGTAGCAGTTGATAACCGCTGGCCTGAGAAAAGTGTTTTTTTATTACGTGTAAAAGGCAACTCTATTAATCGTCAGGCTAAGGATGGCGATCTAGTTTTATGCCTTGATATTCACGCAGCGCCTAGAGATTTCCAAGCTGGCGATTGGGTAATTGCCGAACGAACGGGCGCAGATGGCCGCATAGAAATGACTGTTAAGCGCGTCGAGGGAAGCCGATTGAATGGCTATAAATTGTCCCCAGATAGCGACGATCCTAAATTTCAAACATCGTTAATTTTGGGTAAAAACAACGGAGACACCGTCGTCGTTAAGGCGTATGTCATTGAATTTATTAAGAAAGCAACTAATTTTATATAATCAAAAATAAAGATTTACTTTTTCCGATTTTCGTAAATAATACTTCCTTCGGCAATCACGCCGATGGAGAAAAGCCAATGTCCGATCCAGCTAAAGCGGCGCTGTTATTCGCAGCCCCGTTTCTGCTGCTGTCCCTGATCTGGGCCGCGCACGAAACAAAAATCATACTTGCAGAAATCCGCGTTTCTAAGCGTGGAGGCCGTCGATGACCGTATCCGGCTACTTCCCTAAAACAATTCAAATCCTGCTTCGCTATCACTCATTCGCGGATTGTTTCGCGGAGGTTCAGCCCGGCTACTCTTTTGAGAACGCCGTCGCGGATATTTTTAACGGCGAGTTTACTTGCCACCGCGTCTTAGCAGTTTTTGAAACTGGCGAGGAAATACAAACTCGCGAGATCAGCAACGAGATAGCCGACGCTCTTATTGAGCGTATGCGTAAAGGCGAACAAGCCAGCAAAACAGCAAAAGAATTTATTAGCTGGTGCTTTGAAGCCGAAGGCGATGAAATTTTAGAAGAACTGCAAGCAGCGGAGTAAAAATAATGTCAAATGTAACAGTAATTAACCCGCGCCAGTTGGCAGCGGGCGGGAGTGTTTCGGCCTTTATTCCTAAATCTCTACAGGAAATAGCTCTTGTAGCAAAAACTATTCATGCGTCAGGCCTAGCGCCTCGCGGCATGGAAACGCCTGAGAAAATAACTATAGCCATCATGCACGGCGCTGAACTTGGCTTAAAACCAATGATGGCTGTTCAGAAAATTGCTGTAGTTAATGGCAAACCGACAATTTGGGGAGACGCAGTTCCCGGCCTAGTTCGAGGTTCAGGCGTATGCCTTTATATCAAAGAATGGATTGACGGCGAAGGGGATGTAACTACCGCGTATTGTGAAACTTTACGCAAAGGCGAGAAATCGCCAGTAGTTAAAAAATTCTCTGTTACGGAAGCAAAGCGCGCAAAGCTATGGGGCAAATCTGGCCCATGGGCTGATTATCCGCTTCGTATGCTTGCTATGAGGGCAAGAGCTTATGCGCTGCGGGATACTTACGCAGACGTATTAGGAGGTCTGTATCTTAAAGAAGAAGCGGAGGACATTCCAGAGGATATAACGTCAACGGAAAAGCCTGAGCTTTCTTTGGCAGAGCAAGTTCAGATTGTTAAAAGTGGCCTTAGCGACGAGCAAGTTAGCAATATAACAAATCGCTTAACAAACGTCGCAGCCGATATAGCGGCTTTCTGCGCCTATTTTAAAATATCAGCAATCAGCGAATTGTCTTTGGCTGATTATGATCGAGCCTTAAAACTAATTGAGCAGAAAGAAGCCCGTCAAAAAGCCTATCAAGCGGAGGCTGTCAATGCTTGAGATATTTAATTTTGAGCAAGGAACGCCGGAGTGGTATGCGTCCCGCTTAGGGATCTTTACCACTTCTAACGGCGACAAGGTGCTTCCTAGCGAGAAGCCTACCGTTACTGAAAAGAAAACCCGCTTAAAATATCTTCATCAATTAGCGGGCGAAGTCGTAACGGGCAAGCCTACTGACTCATATACTAACGCTGCTATGGCGCGCGGGCATGAAATGGAACCTGACGCTAGGGCGGCTTATGAGTTTCTACACGATCAAAAGGTAGAGACGGTTGGCTTTGTTCGTAACGGCCCTAATGGCTCAAGCCCGGACGGATTAATTGGGGCTAATGGCGCCATAGAAATAAAAAGCAAACAACCGAACGTATTAATTCCCGTTCTCAAATCTGATGAATTTCCTGCGGAGCATAAAGCTCAGTGTCAGGGCGTTCTATGGATATGCGAGCGCGAATGGATCGACTTGATTTGCTACTGGCCCGAAATGCCCTTGTTCGTAAAGCGGGCTTATCGAGACGAAGCCTATATCAAAAAACTATCTGAGGCTGTCGCTCAATTTAATGATGAGCGCGACGAGTTAGTTCACTGGCTAAGAAATTACGGGCAAGCAGCATGAGTAATCGAGATTTATATATCTATGAAGCAATAGAAAAAATTATGAGATTTGCCCGCAACGAAAGGGAATTAAGGGAATGGGCTGAAGATCATAGCGAATTAATAAATAACGAATTGTCGGAAATTGAGCGCAATAAATTAGCTCAAGTTTATCGGGACTTAATGAACAGCTTTTTAGAAAAGGATGCAGCATAATGGCTAAGTATTATGAAGTTACTGTTGCGCGCAGCGGTAAAGATGGAAAAACAAATTGGCGTAGAATAGGAACCGCTTTTGACGCAAAGAACGGCGAAGGAATGAATGTAGAGCTTGATGCTTTGCCTCTTTCAGATAGTGAAGGCAAATGCCGTTTTATTATTCGCCCGCCATTAGAAAAAACAGATCAACCCCAGAAATCACAAAACAGCGCGCCGCTTAACCAGCAGCTTAATGACGATATTCCATGGTTAGCCTGACATGCCTAACTGGATACCTCTCAACAACGATATAGACCGGGAACGAGTGAAAGGCTGGGTGGCTAAAGCGCCACCCGGCACCCTTTTCAGTTTTAAAAAGCCTTGTCGATCAAGCGACCAAAACCGCCTTCTATGGCAACGATTAAATGAAATAGCTCACGCTATAAAGTGGGGTAATAAAAAATTAACGCCGGAAGATTGGAAAGATTTATTTACCAGCGCAATCCGCAAGTGTGATGTTGTTCCCGGCCTCGAGGGCGGCGTTGTTGTTTTAGGGCTTAGAACTAGCTCTATGTCTCGCGCCGAAATGACAATCCTTTTGGATTATATAAGCGCCTTTGCGGCTGAACATGGCATAAAATTATCTGATGAGGAATTGGCTGCGTGAGCGACGTAGGAACCACGCCGCGTAAGCCACTAACTCCTACGCAGCGGCTTAAACTGTTTGAGACGCATAAAGGCATATGCGTTTTATGCACGAAAGAAATTAAATCCGGCGAAAAATGGATTGATGAACACATTAGACCATTAGCTTTAGGTGGGACTAATGATCTTAACAATAGGCGGCCAGTCCACGTGGCTTGTGCAGAGATAAAAACGCCGCAGGATTTGGCGCAAATAGCAAAGGCTAAAAGACAAAAGAAAGCAGCGTTAGGAATTAAAAAAGATGCGCCGCCGATTAAATCGCGCGGATTTGAAACGACCCGCAAAGAGTCAAAAATACAAAAGATAAGTTTACCGCCAAGACCAATGTTTGAGGATATAAAATGACAGACAAATGGCTTGATGAAAAAGGAATTTGGGTAAGGCTATCTCTAACAGAATTTTTAAATGGCGTTATTGTTGGCGCTATCCGGCATTTTGAAGCGGAGAAGCAAAAGCGCAAACCGTCAGCGGCGTTCGACTCAAAAAAAGATAGCGCAATAGGAATTCATGTAGAAGGCGCTTGCGGTGAAATAGCAGTAGCTAAAGCAGTTAATAGATATTTCTCAGGCTCATACAATACCTTTAAAGGCGCTGATCTTGGCGAAAATGTCCAAGTCAGAACGCGCTCGTCACACGACTATGAATTGATAATCAGAGGCGACGACAATCCTAATCATATTTATGTTTTAGTAACAGGAACCGCGCCGACTTATTGCGTAAGAGGTTGGACGATAGCCCGCGATG